GTTTGCGTAGGTTACTGTTCCAAATTGAGGGTTTGAGCCAACAGCAGTTTCTCCTGCCATTGCCGTACCGCCCTCAAACACCCCCCAATTTATACCGTTCAAAAGACTATATAGAGTGTATCGTTTTGTGGAAAAAAGACCGGCGTAACCACTTTTGTAGGTTGATGTAAATACAACAAAAATCGTAGCGGCATTTAAGTCAATGTTGCTTGCCAGTGTGAAATAGGGAGCGTTCCCAAAATATAAGGCGGGTTTACCATTATAAATATTTTCCCTATAAATAACGCTACCCGTCGCCGTTGCATCGTTAGCTGACGTACTTGCGTCTGCCCACGTTCCAATGGCATCCCCATCGCTCGCCGTGATGTTCCCTGCGTCTAGCAGTAAAACACAGCCAGCTACGTTTGGGTCAATCGGTTGCACCATGCCAAAGGACTCAGTAAGGATTGATATTCGAACTTCAACCCCTGAGCCTGAAAGGGTTATCTTTGCCCCACCATCGGACGAGCCGTATACCGTGTCTCTCGACAGGGTAGTGCCGGTGAGAGTATATGTCCCCAACCCCACTTCCCAAGCTGTACCGTCTTTTATTGAGTAGGGAACTTGCTCTCCGTCAACAACGCCTGATGTGGTAAAAGATTGGAGTCCCGTAATAGCAGTACCCAAAGTCATAGTTCCCGTTCCAGTTGTGGATGTAGTCATACCAGCCATATTGTGTAAAGCCACGATTATACCTCCAATCTGTTATGCTTTATGCATTACCTGCTGTTAGTGTGAAGGTAGAAATAGTCACTGTCTGACCTACGGCAATAGACGTGTTGTCTAAATTCAAGTCAGATGCAGAAATTGCAACTGCTCCTTGAAGGTGACAAGTTGTACCTGTGCTGTCATAAATCCTAAAGTGACCCGCAGTTCCAACCCCTACAGCCGTTCCTGACCATGTGCCAGATTTAGCCTTTGTTCCTGTGGCCGCCGCCGCCATCCAATCTGCGGGTAGTGTCATGGTGACTAATTCCGTTCCTGAGTTTGCTGTTGCACACGTTGCGGGTTGTGCGCCCGACCATATTGTTAGTTCCGCTGTAGCTCCAGCCGCCGTTTCAAAAGCATCTAATGCTCCGTTTCTGGCACTAACTGATAGTTGTACCGTCATATTTGTCCTCCTTTATTATATCTCCGAGTCTTTTTTCAGATTTGTATTTTCCCCAATATTTTTCAACATCGGATGGCTCCATTGTTTTTGCTAAATGTTCATATGCCTCATGGCTATATGAAAAATATCTTGAGAGATATCTTTTAAACCATGTTGTGAACAAGAATTCCTCATCCACGCCATATCCTTGCTCGATACAGAATTTATGAAAACTTGTCATATTATTTTTGCACAATTTCCCTCCTGAAGAACTTTATGAAAAATTCTTGTCAAAATATTTATCCAGAAATATTTTTTTCAGCATTTCCTCCATCGGTCTGTGTTTGTTCGGCGCTGTCGCTCAAATCGTTTGACGCCGAAGATGGTCTCCCTGTTTTTTTTCCACCTTCTTCGACAGCACCACCGTTGAAGCTTGTTTGCAGTGGGGTCAGCAAGTCGGTAAATTTGGTAGCCTTTCCTTCTTGTAACTGACGGATAAATACATGCGGAAGCATTCCAATCGATGCCGCTATTTTTTGAGGTAGAACTATACCTCTGTCGGATAGCGTCATTTGAGTATCAAAGCGTTCTTTTCTATTTGTAAAAAATTCAGTTCCTTCTAATTCAAACCCAAACTTGTATTTCTTGGTTCTTTTATTGATGTGGTATTCTAAGAAATTTGAAAATTGAGGATAGACATAGGTCATCAAAAACTCATCCACATTTATTGACAGTTGAGATTCAACAGCGTTATTCTTATCCAGAGTATAAATCAATCTTGAGTTTACTCCACTTGAAGAAGTGGTTGTTTTTAAATAGTCCTGATAGAAAGGTGTATCCAAAGGAAATGAAATCCCTTGCATATCTTCCAAGGGTGCGACACCAACTTTTACCGCCTCGCTCAATCCTGCCTTTAGAACAGCTAAGAATTTTCCGAGCATGTCTGGAGTAATTGCCACAGAATCTTTTACGCTAGCTCCCTTGACTGATTTATCCAACATGGGAACTTTACCAACAAGCATCTTGCTTGCACTTGCAATATAAGAATTTGTTTGTAGCGTTCTAATCAATGGTTGAATCACAACATCGGGGAACATCGGAGCCAGAAATGGTATTCGGGTTGCAAGTTCGGGGTCGAACTTGAAAGACCAGAAATTATCCTTGGGAGATGTTTGAACCCACTTTACCCAAGCATCATCTCTTATATCCACCGGAGATGATGGCTGATACTTATTGGGGTCTTGTTTGTTGCCGTAGGCTTTTCCGTACATTTTCTTGAAAACGGGTGGGTACATGTTGATATCAACACCAGACTGGAAAAACCAATTCATGTCAAAATCAAATAATAGCCCATAATCCCATCGACCAGTAATGATACAATAATCCTTTGGTAATTCTTGTAAAGAATATTTTGCACCTTCGTCTCTTAGAATGGTGAAATAAGCTTCGTTTCTTACCATCTGACGAACGGCGGTTTTGAATTCTTTCTTTATTGAGAAGGCGTCTAAAAATCCCGTCAATATAGCCAAGTCCTTTTTATAAGCGGCTGAAGTGAATTCTGATTCTTTAGATATATTTCTACAATTGTAAGTTAAATCAAACGATAAGATTCCTGATAGATAATAAAGAATTCTCTTATAGAGCATGGAAGTTATTTCGAAAAATTCGCTATAGCCCACCAACTCCGCTTCTGAATCCTTTGGATTTTGAAGCGCTGTCTCGACAGCTTCCGTGGTAGCTAAAATTGGAGATAGGGTCACGTCTTTCATTCTCTGATTCAAAAGCAAAGGATTGCTGTATGAATTGTATATCTGTGATGCGAATTTCATCACATCAAAAACTTCTTCCGGAGAAATCAAGGGCTCTTGTTGTTGTGCCGAGTCTATTTTCTCAGGTGATTTCTTCGTATATTTTCTTTTTGTTGCAACTGCCTTGGTGGTAGCTTTCTTAGTTGAGGCAGGTTTTTTTGTGGTTGCCATTTTTTATTTTTCCCAACTCCTTTCTTACACTATCATGGTGACATCCAATAATTCATTCTCGGATGTTTCGGTTTCTTTCAACAAATCATTGTCCAATAAAGATGCAAAATAATTTAGGTAGCTCACGCTTGAATACCTATCCTTTCTTCCACCTTCCGGCTCAGACAATTTTATGTTTCCTCCCACCAATGACATTGATAGGTTTATAGATTCGTTTACAAATAGGCTCGTTTGAACATATGGAGCTAATGCGAGGGATTTTCCAACGGTGTCCTCTGCGTCCAGATAACCCTTCATACTTTTTGTTAAGAAATCATCTGCTTCATTTTCATCAATAAGAAATTGTATGATTCCCTTTTGAAGCTTATCTCTCATTTCAACCGCAATCTTGCTATTCAATGGAGACGAGCCAACCATGGGATAGATTATTTGTAGCGGGTCTATGCCCGTTGTTCTATCGTATAACTCATTATATAATTTATCTTCCAATGACTTATGAATCATAACGGTCATTGCTGGATATTCCATTCCTCTTTCTTCGTCTTTTGTGATTGCGCCAAGCATGTCATATAAACTTACACCGGCATTGAGGATATCCAACACAAGATAATCAGCTTCGAAGTCATACCATAGTTGTTTGATACGCAAAGCTTGTAGTAGTGTATTCATACCACTATAGCTTTCCATGTAAACAATTTCTCTTTCGTATCCTTTGTTTGTCGGGATTAATCTTCCACAGGTCATAATTGTTAAGTCGTTTGTCTTTCCAGCCCTGGTTGCCATATCAATTGATAAAACCCTTATTTCATTATCTAATTTCGACAACGTAGACGAATGCTTCTTCACATAATCTTCTTTTTTGACTGGATAGAAAGCTTTTTTTAACACTCTGTTTTTCTGCAACATCTTCAATCTGAAGTATGCGTCACCAGACTCTCCAATGGGAAT